ATTCTAGACCCCTTACCCTTATTTATACCACTTAATTTAATACAAGATTACATCAAGTTTGTAACTAGACATCGTCTGTAATAAACGTTTGTGTTATATGTGAGTGATCCATCACTGGATGCAGCGGTTCCTGTTGAGAAAGGATTCGATACCATTCCGTATCGTGTTTTGAATCCAATCTTTGGCTGGAAGGAATTCTCACCAACCGCACGTACCATTTGTAGTGGAACGTATGGGCAATAGAAAAGTCCTGCGTCATAAGCTGACGAACCTTTATATCCAATCACAAACCAATTTGTATCTTGGATTGTAGCATATGGATCAACATATACTTTGTAACGACCATTAAGAGTACCAGCAAAAGTTGATTGTGTATCATCAACATTCAACGATCCACCTGGAACGGCAGATTGATAATCAAGTACACCAGCCATTTGCAATGCGGAAGCAACATCCGAAGAAGTCATAAGGATATTACCTTTTCCTCTACGTGTGTCGTGCCCGATAGCATTAGCTTCGCGCTCAATCTGGAACATTAGTCCCTTAAATTTTTCAACCATCCAACGACCGTTTGAATCAACATCCATATCGAATGTCCCGGCTGTGGCTACGTTGTTCTGGGCACCAGTTTTGGCGTTACCATAAATTGTTCGGATAACTTCGCGGTTAATTTCCGATAGAATCTCTGAACTTAAAATATTAGAAAGTTCAGTTTCAGCATCAAGACCATGAATTGCTTTTAAGTCTTGAGCCAATTCCATTGTATATTCGCCTTTAAGTGCGCGTGTTTTCGCTGTAACAGTTACCTTATCGATTGAAAAGGCCATTTCAGCAAAAGCATTTGCAGCACTATCGCCCATTGCTTCACCTAAAGTCGTAGTCATTCCACGACCTGGGAGATATGCAAGTGAACTAGTTGAGGCAGCCGCAGGGTTACCATTGGAAGTGTGTGCTGATGTTGCAGCAGCGTTTCCACCAGTAATACCGGAATCAGCTTCACTGAAAAGTGCTTCTGAACCAGTTTGACTAGCATAACGGGACTTCATGGCGAAAATTAAGCCAGTAGGACCTGTCATAGGTTGAACACCGCAAACATCGTATGCGATTAAGAGAGGCATACTTCTGCGAACCAAGGAAATAAGTACTGGGTCATAACCTTTGATATTTCCAGCAGTAGTACCCATACCGGCACCAACTGCGTTCGTAGGAGAACTCTCAAATAAAAGCGAAGACCCGCCTTCTTCCTGAATTGACTTCTCTTCATTCTCTAACAGAACTGCTGTAACAGCTTTCCTGTAAGAATCTTGAATTGCGGGAAGATCAGGATGGTCGAGTACAGGACCCCACTTCTCTTGTAAATTTTCTGACAAAAACATCGTTATCTCCTGAATGTTTTATTATAAACTATTAAAGTTGTTATTATTATCTAACTTGTCGTGAAATAGCCGACATGTATCTATCCATTCCCTCTTGTAAATGAGTGGGAGTGGTTTCATCATCACTTGATGTTTCTACATCTTCGATACTCGCTGACTTGTCTTCTGTTGGAAAATAATTTTCCTTCAGTACTTCAACCTTCTGTTCAAAGTCATCTGCATCTTCAGCATCTACATTTTCAGCCAATTCCGCTACTTTTTCTTTTTGGGTTTCAGTTAAGTCTTTTGTAATAGCACCTAAGACTTTATCTTTTTTAAACTTTGTAAGTTCTGTTTGAACTTCTATGTTCTTTTGGATCTGATTGTTAAGTTGCTCTTCCAATCCTTCTACTTTTGTGAACAGATCGTCAACAACATCAACTTTCTCTTCTGGGATTGTAATATAGTGCTCTGTAAACAGATCTTTAAGACCAACTAAGAATCCTTCAGTCAATTCTGTGCGAATTCCTTTTTCAATGGCAAGTTTATTTTCCTTGACCCATTCTTCAGAAACGTAGTTAAGATAGCTGTCTACCTTATTAACAATTTCTTCTTTGTATTCGTCGATCTCTTCTGCAAGTTGAGTTTGAATTTTTTCTTCGAGCTCTTGCTCTTTCTCAACTACTATTTGATTAACTTTAGCTTGGACGGCTGCTTCAAAGATAGTACTAGCCTTTTCTTTGAAAGCATCTGAAAGTTCTTCACCTTCAGTTAACGCATCGATATCATCTTGAACATCAAGAGGTTTGGTGTCAGTTTCTTCCTCCGTATTCTCTTGTATGCTTAGGGAACCAAGAATAGATTCGAAATTTGCGGCAATCTGATCTTTTTTCAATTTGCCTAATTTTTCATAAACAGC